CGTAGCCCACTTAGCAGCAGCTTCGTTGTTCATCCAGTGAACGCCTTGCTCGTTGTCATACTGGTGGGACGCACCCACCTCGCGGATGGATTCGATCAAGGCAAGTAGTGCAGTTCTTTGGTCAGCTTTCATTTCAACCCCTCCAGTTCAATCAGCTTGTCCAAGTAGTGCCGTGCCTTCTTCAGGTCTTCGACCCCACCCTTGCTGCGGTATCGCACGACATACTTGATCACGTTGCCATCCAGAAACCCGCAGTCCCATGCCGCGATAGCGTCCCACGGTTGCAGCTTCTTTTCCTTGTAGTGCGTACCCCCCACTTGCGTAGCGTTGGCAAGCTTGCTCATTGCCTCGTCTTCCTCTGGGGTGACAGCAATGGTTCCGAAACCCGGAACGTCCGCTACCCTACGCAACTTGGCTTGCTGCTCCATCTCCTCCTTATGGAGTCTGTCCATGAATTTGGCACGGAGTTTTGTGGGGGAGTCCGTAGCCTTCTTGACCATGCGAACATGGTTGATATTGAGCCGGGGAGATTTTGCAATTGCCAAGGGGGTAAATCCTTGGTTGAGCAGTTTGAAGATTTCAAACGAAAGGGGGCTGGGTTTATTGATGCCAGTTTTAACAACAGTTTTTACAGTAGATTTGGCCTTAGCCATAATGTAACTCCTCAATTAGTAACTCAAGATTACTTACGTTAGTTTCATCCACCACTATCCCTACACCCCCCGCGTCTTCGATCTTTTGCAGGTGCTGTTGTTGCAACAGCGTGGGCTTGTTACCGTTTGCTTTACACTCTATACCATAGAATTTTCCGGCTATGCAAGCAATAAAATCTGGTGTGCCAGAATTGCCATAACCTCCTGTAATAGTCATTGCGTAGTACGCACCGGAACGCGCAAGAATGTCTTTTACTTTTTTCTTAACCTTCCCTTCTGGTGTCATGGCGCACCTCGCATCTCAAAGATTAGTTTCTTGGGTAGGATGAGACAACAGCATGAGGGAGAAACTCTCCACCCGATATCAACGAAGTCATCCCTGTCTGGGTATGTATCAAAGAAATTAAAACTATTGCGTTCAATGATCTCGTCTGTAAGCTCTACTATCTTTACTACCCAGCAATGACCCCCGCAATGACCCCTGACGTTCCCCGCGATCACCATAGCCAGCTTGACCCCAATCTCCTCTGGTAGTGTTTCTGATGTGAAGTATCGTGCGGTGTTATCCCCCACCCACACGGAGTACCCATGCCGCACCCCAAACCATACCGGGGTGCGGTACAGATTGGGGTCGTGTGACGATGCTATGGGTGCGTAAGCAATCATAGTTACTTGGGGACAATGAAGTACTGGGGGTAGAAAACGCGGGGGGATGATTCTGCTGACCACGTAGCAGACTGCGTTGTTGCCCATGCATGATCGCCTCTGGGGAAGAACTTATAGGTGTCGTAGTCCTCGTACTGGTAGGTGTATCCCCCTGCCTCACGGTTGGTCTTGCACATCACCAGCGTAATCATCAAGCTGTCCTTGATGGACTCAGGTAGTGCGTCCATGTTCTTGTACAGGCGCGGCTCCATGACAGAGGTAAACTCCGGAGAGTGTAGAGTTTTGGTAGTGAAGTTGATCTTGAACGCCCCGACTTGGATGCCAAGCTGGGATACTTGTAGCACCCACGCCTCCTTGCAGAACGCCTCCTTCACATCGGTGTGTATGGCAGTATTCTTTTTCTCCTGCTCCAAGTAGTTCTCGTAAGTGGACTTGAACCGCGCCCGTACTCTGTCAGGGATGTCTGCGTCATGCAGATTGCTGTTGTAGTTCTTCAACAACAGAAACACTTCCTCCCCCTCCAACACCGTACTATAGTTCTCGTCTATACCCAGCTTCCGCACGTACTCCGCAAAACATTGTTTCAGCGAATACTCCCCAGCCGGGTCATCCTTGTAGTATGCAACCAATAAAGTAAGCCGGGTCTTCTTGACTTGTGCCACGATGCGCTCGGGCTTGATGGACTCAAACTTCTTCCGATCCTTGCCGCGCTGTTTCCATGTATGCACCTTGTTACTGATGTAATACTTCCCATCTTTGTCCACACCAACCATACACACCACGATGCCAGTTTTATTGACCAGATAAACTGTTACAGACTTCGTGAGAGCGCCAGCAATATCTGTCTTCTTAGCCACCCGTGCTACGGAAAGTTCACCCTTGGAAATTCGACGCAACTGCGTCACGATGGAGACTATGTTGATGTCCTCGTACAGCCACCCCTTGCACCCCTCGCTCACCAGACCGGGGTAGAACAAGTCCTCATTGAAGTACCGGGGCTTCAGAGGGGCGGGGGCTACCGTGCTAGCCAATTCTTCCTGCCATGATTGAGCATTAATGAGAATCATCTTCATACTCCTTTTTTGTTGGTGTACTGTACTGCCAATACCTGAATAACTTGGCTGAACGATAGCTGCGCCCCGATCTCCTGCTCCAGCGCAGCCTTCGCCTTGTCCAGCGCAACCGCTGCGGGTTGAGGCAGGTTGATCGTTTTAGATATGTACTTCGGGTTCATCTTCATCCTCCTTGAAAAATCGTCGGGCTATCTCGGGCTTGTTCTGCAACAACCAATCCCTGAACTTGTAGGTCTGCGCGGCTCGGGCATAACTGTGAGGCCATGCGCGGGAGGGGGTGCGTAGGTTCTTGAAGTACTCAGCGATATCCTCGTTCGGATGCCACCCTCCTCCAGCACCTGTCGTACCCAGACTGCGTAGGTCTTGCCAGTTAAGTGTTGTCTTCACTTTACACTTCCGCAGACGGCACAACAGGCGAGACAGTCCACCCCGTTCACATCCCCAATCACCGGAGTCTCGGTATCGCACGGCTCACACCGCGAAGAGCGCAGCCCGATCTTGTCGCCCCATGCGGTCACGGCGTGTTGCCCACCCACCTCATACAACCGGAGCGCCGTTGCATACAATGTCGCAACGGTAGCTATAACCTCGGTCTGCACTTGTACTCCCCAATCTCTGTTCATCTCAGTTCTCCTGTTAGTCAACAACAACCTTGCGGTGGCCGCTCGGCGGGACAAAGCTTTTGTTATGCGTCACCATCCACAGCGTGGGGGTAGCGTTCCTCCACTTAAGCGCATCACCCTGTGCCTCAACGTAGCCATCCGTGAGAATCAGCACACAGTCTGCCTTGAGGTTCTTATTAGTGATGTAAGCGTCAACGCACTTAACCGCCGTACCGCCCCCGCCTTGTGGCTTCATCACCTTGTGCATCTCCGTGTACCCTCCCGGCCCATCCCTCTCAAACACCTGCTCACCATGTACCTCGGTGTCCCACCAGAGGACGCGTATCCTGTCGGGCTGGCAGATGTCGGCTAAGGACTGAACCTCGGCAATGACCTCGGAGATAATTGCATTGGTCATAGAGCCAGAGGTGTCGATGCAGACAATCATCTCCCCGATAGTCTCGTTGTGGACTACAGGCAGGAAGCAGTCATCGGCCACCCGTCTGCGGTTGAAGTTACGCCATGAGTACTCATCCTTACCCTTGATGTTGGCAGTAACGAACTCACGCAGCACCTCCCGCCAGTCAACCTTGGGTAGTAGTCCCTCGGCAATGGTGCGAGGTATCTTTACGCCAAACCTGCCAGCCAGCATCCCCCCCTGACGGATGGCCTCGTCAATCTCCTCGCACAGTTGCTTCTCACCCTCCCGCTGTTCCTCGGGTGTCCCCCCTTGGGCTTCCTTCAGCGCGGTGTCGTCATGCTCGTCGGTAGACTCTATGCCGTAAGACTCTCCAGCGATCTCCACCTCCTTCTCACCACGCTCGGGCTTGCCTTGCTGGGGTGGTGGTGTCGAAGGTTTGGAATCATCTCCCTCACCGTCATCCCCCTGCTCAGGCTTGCCGTTGGGCTTGTCCTTGCTGTGTTTGCCTGTCTTCAGGAACTCATACACCTCACGTACTGACCAGTTGTGGAACTTCGGGTCATACAGCCCACCCTCGGGCAGTTTGCACAGCGTCTTGTCCTTGAGTGACATGATGATGTCATTGTCCACGTAGTCGAAGGCAGCATTGGCAAGCTGCTTGTCCTCGGCTATCAAGTCCCTGTGCCTCGGGATGTGCTTCGCCACAACGTGAATGTTCTCATGCAGCGCGAGGCCAGTTACCTCCTCTATGGTCAGCGTGGCAAGGAACGATGCCGAGTAACGCTTGTTCTTGCCATCGGTGTATGCCGTGAAGTCTTCCTCAATGACGCTCGACTCACCCATGAGGATCACGCCACCATACAGGCAAGTCTCGGGGTGTCGCAGCAATCGGAAGTGTGCCTTCTTCAGTTTGTTCTTGACCTCGTTCAGGTCGTAGGGGGCAGGGGTGTTGCTTATCTTGAGTTGGGGCTGGCTCATCTCAGTTCTCCTTAGAATGATTCAATGACTAAACGGCGCTCAACTACCGTAGTGAGTTTTCCTGTCTTCTCCCATTGCTTCCACGCTTTACAGGCCATGCACCCCCGCTCGTATGTGAGGCACTTAGTCCCTGCGTAGAACAACATCTCGGGTTTGGTCAGGGGGAGCGTAACCTCCACCCATACGGGATACCTCTTCTTATTCTTCGGGATTGGTGGGGTCGATGGGAATGATAGTTTCATCTCAGTTCTCCTTGGGTTAGGCCAGCAGCATGGACAGGTTGTCTTTGTCTTTCGCCCACGCCATCACATCGGCGTTGTTCTTGGCAAGCTTGAAGGTGCGCTTGTTCTCAATGAGCATGGTGAAGAACACACCACGCACCTCGTTACTCTCCACCCGTGCCATGAACTTCATGAATGAGGACAGTTCATCTTGGATGGTGATGTCGTCCAGCGCGTTGAACATCATCATGAACAGCGCAGCAGCTTTCTCAGGCATCTGCACCGTGTCAGGGTTGGCGAGGACATCCTTAGTGGACACAAGTTCTTTCTCAAGCGACAGGAAGGCCACCATGTCGTTGGCCCCTGCCACACCGATAGTCCCCGCCAAGGCTGTTCGTGTTATGCCACGGCCAAGCTTGGAATCATTACGCACCACAACATCACACTTGGCGAGACTGCGGGGTGAGCAGAAGGACAGCATCCCCTTGTTGGGCCAGAAGATGTACGGATTGTTCTCCTGCCCACCGTCGAGGTATGAGGCCATCACCTGCTGGTTCATCGCCACCCATGCACGGATGGGACGGGCAATGCCGTTCTCACCCGCCCACTTCAGCCACTCCATCGCGCTGGGCTTCTTCATCGGGATAATCATTACCCGGTTACCAGCGTGAGAGAGCATGGAGTCGCCCACACCGTCCGACTCGTTGTTGCTCGTTGCGAAGATATAGCTGCCGTGAGGGAGATGCCGGTCACCCACCATGAGTTCTAGTGTCATGCGAGTAAACATTATCTGAAGCATCTTGGGAGTCTTCATGTACTCGTCGAGCATGATGATCTTGGGCTTCTTTGAGTCGAGCCTGAACAGCGTGGATGCGTAGAACTCCAAGGACTTGCTGTCATGCACCGGGATGCTCATGCCAATGTCCGGTACATCCTTACAGGGGCAGTCAACATAGATGTAGTCATACTTGTCGTTAGCACAGAGGCCCGTGCCTTCAACGGGCTTGCCGTCCACGAACTCCACACCCTTCAACTCGTCCCCCGGCTTCCTCCACTTATCATTATTATCTTCAGCAAGCATGGCGAGGAGGGATGACTTGCCAACCCCCGGCTCGGACTTGACGATGAGTGTGATGTTTGGCCCATACACCGGGATGGCCCGTCGAAGGTCGTTGATAGACATTGGCTCAACGAAGGATAGCTTGGTGGCGGTAGCGGTATTAGCGGTAGACATGGTTTAGAGTCCTTTTATATGAGTGATGATTAGATGCTGATGTGGGGGCGGAACTTGTTGAGGATGTCGTCTAACTCGTCCTTGACCTGTTCACGCACCACCTCGTTCTCCCTGAGCAGGTCAACGTTCAGGCCGTACAGGGTCTTCTCTAGTGCTGCCCGTGCGTCCTCCAGCGGGGCATTGTTGGTGAGGTTGAACTCCTTGAAGGTGTTGCAAAGCTGGAGTGCACGATCCACCGTGCTGTCGTAGATCTTGCGTTTGCGAAGCTTGGTCTCGCCGTCCTTGCCGATAGTTTCCTCAACGCCAAGACAATGTACAAGGGATGTCATGACGTTGACCACCTGCTCGGACTGCTTGGTGAGGATGGTGTTGATGAGTTCCTTGGTCTGCTTGGCGTAGTTGTTGTGCAGGTCATCTGCCAGTTCGGTGGAGAGACGGTTGCGCCAGTCGTTCTGCGGGATCTCGGAGGTGTGCAGTCGGATGTTGAACTTGCCACGTACAACGGCAACGTCTGGGTAGTTGTTCCTGTCGAACAGGTCGCCTTGGGAGAACGCCATGTTGCTGACGATGGTGGGGTACTTCAGGCAGAAAGCATCCACAAGGTCATAGAAGCCTTTCTCATGGATGGCGTACTCACCCATGAACATGGGCAGGTCAATCATGGGCAGGATGCGCTGTGAGCCAGCGAAGTCATACGCACGGCGCTGGAGCCAGTTGTAAACCGTCTGGCGGTAGTTCAGGACACGCTTGTGGTCAGGGTCATTGGCAAGAAGGTTCTCAATGAACTTGCCCGAGTCCCTCGTTGCTTTCTTTAGCGTGGTGACCTCGTCGGATACCGCCCGGTTCTGCTTGGTGGCAGTCCAGACGTTGAGTTCAACATCGACAAGGAGCGAGGATGTGGACAGGGAGATGATGTGTTTGGGCTTGCTGAGGTCTGCGTTGGTAGACATGGTTTGTAGTCCTTATTGGTGAGTGAGTGGTACTGGGTTGATTAGCATGTCATCAAAATGGTGACAGGCTACTTACTGCTTGCTGCGGTACTGCTTAACAACTTCCACCTACAACACCATTATACCCTAAGTTTACAAATAAACCAATAACTTTACATATCTATATTGTTTAGTGGGGAGTGCTGTGCTGAAGCTATAGGGGCTAAAACGCGCCACAGAGGGGGCATTCGTGAGGAGGGGTCTTGGTACAGGGAACTGCTTAAAATGCAGCAGAACGCGATCTGGCAAGGGTTTTTACGCGTTTGGGGGGTTTTGGGGGGTCTGTGCTGTTTGTGCTGTTTGTGCGATTTTTCTAAACTTACAAAGACACAAGTTAATGAGCAAAAGATGAGGGTGGCGTTTTTCTAAGTGCTTGTTTTTATTATATATATTATTTTATATATTAGTATAGTTAGTAAGAAAAGAGGTTGTGTTGATGAAAATGAAAAAGGATACAACCTGTAGAGATGTTGCTCGGGAAAACGCTTGCCAAACTATACTAAACGGGGACAGCATCTGCCCCAACCCCCCTATCCTCCAAAACAGCAGCACAAACAGCACAAAACTAGTTAACCCTATGATTCTAAAGGCCGGAACGTGTGCGATTTGCTTTTTGAAAATCGCACAGATGTGCGATTGCTTCACCCAAAACCATGCGAATCGTTCTCATCTGGCTTACTTCAGTTTTTGAAAAACTAAAATGATGTCCCCTAATCGGCCTGTTTTGCGGCATACTTACTTTCTATAAAAACTTAATTAATGTCCTGTATTGTAAGTTTAAGCTATTTTTGACCGTAAAACTTCCTTTACGCAAACCGCTAGCGAAGTATTGTAAGTTTCGCGGGACTATCGCAAACAGGACATTTTGGGCTTCGTTAAATAGCATGTCACCCATTTGATGACATGTTAAATAGTCCCACCTCACCACCAGCTATAACTAGCCTTGGCTACGCTCACGCCCACGGTATACACGCGCGACCACAAAGAACTGGCATCAGAGGGCCACGCCGAGGGCAAAAAAAATCCCCAGCCAAACCGCCGAACTGCGCGGCCTGACCGGGGAGGAATGTTACGTCTGGAGGACTACGTAGAAAGCCTTGATCGCTTCATCAAGCTTCGTTACACCTACCGCCGTAGGATCGCCTTTTTGCAGGGCGACCTTGTTGCGCTTGATCAAGGTATCCAGAGAAGCCTTGCAGCTATCCTTGAACTCCTTGTTTGCTGCGCGGGTACGTTCACCCGTTAGCATTTCGCGACCCGTTTGCAAAAGCTTCTTGTACTTGTTGCTGGCATACTGGAGATACGCCCTGCGGATATCCTTGATAATTGCATAGTAGTTCGGACGATCCGATTTCATCGCACCCAAGGCATGGGCGGTATAGCTTATCGCTACATCTACACCTAACGGAACCGCATCGTCAGGAGCCTTACCCTTAAGGACGGGAATATACGTGTCCTCGCCGTCCTTCATGAACAGCACGGCAGGGTAACGCTCATTAAATCGGAGCGCATATCCGGCGTAAATTTCCGCTTTCGTTTCATCCTTGACCGTGTGGGGAAACCCCGAATCCTGTGCCTGTACATATGTGGCGAAGCTTGTTGCTCCGTCCGCATACTTTGCGTGCTGGTACGCGCAATCCTTCAAGCTTGCAAAGCTATCCGGAATGCTGAATCCTACTATCTGATGCGGGTGCTTCTTGTTGGTAGTCATACGTGCAAATTCTCCTAATTACTACGCACCACAGAGCCATTGGCTCCCACCGCTGTAACCCCGTGGCATGGAAAGATTATGAGGGAGGATAGGCTATTCGTCAAGTTATAACGTTAAATAGCGTGTCACCCTTTTAATGACACGCTAAACAACCCACGCACACGCTCGACGCGCCCGAGGACAAATAACTGGTATCAAGGGGCCATACGGGGGACAAAAAAAGGGGAGAGCGGAGCCGAAGCCCCGCTCTCCCCAGACTGCTAGTCGCAGACTATCTTGTACTCTGCCACTTCCCTCATTTCCACACCGACCTTTACTCTGCGGCAAGAGGCCGAATCTGCCGCGATCTCAAAACTTATTACTATGCTGTCTTCGTTCCAGTCTCCGAATCGAAACTCTCGGCTAGCATAGTACTCAGACGCATAGTCGTTCGATGCGCCTTCGCCGAAGTACTCGGCACAAAAGGCTAGCAAGCTTGTGATGCCCACACTTTTCAGCGTGGCAGTTTCAATAACCAAATGCATCTGCCGAGCATCGTGATACATGCTCACGTGGGGGCTTCGAACTTCCAAACCCAGCGATTTGCACAAGCCTAGCAAACCATCGTATACGCTGAAATCAGCCCCCCGCAGCGCACAAAGCTCTTTGCGCGCCTCATTCAGCCTTTCCAACGCTTTCTTAACTGCCGCTTTCTTAAGATTGTCCATCTATACATCTCCCAGCCACTCGGCCTTTTGGCCCGATGCCTAAGTACCTGTGGCATGGAAAGAGTATATGGGAGACTAGGCTATTTGTCAAGTTAGCGCACGAAATAACCCTTCCACGCGCCACGCGCCCGAGGACAAATAACTGGCATCAAGAGGCCAAACAGAGGACAAAAAAAGGGAGCAGGGCCGAAGCCCCACTCCCTCGTTGTTACTTAGCGACTGGATACCACTGGCCCCATTCGCTATACTCGTGGCCCATCTCAACCCAACTTTCTCGGGCCATCTCTACTTCTTCTCCCTCAAACTTCAGGGAGTCGCCGTGGATCTTCGCTCCCAGCTTTTGGGCGACATCTGATAGGGTGTAATCCACCCTCTCCCATTTAGCGTTAAGCTCCAACGCTATACAGGCGTAACATACTACCTCTTTAAAATTCCCTTTCATTTCCGAACCTCCTCATCAACCATCATAAGAACCCCGGCCATCATGAAGCCGGAGAAAAACAGCAGCCCCTGCTGCAGGTAGTGGCCGTCAATGCACCACGAACTAAATACCACGCTAAGCGTGGCTACTATCGTTAAAAGAATTCGTAGCATTTTGTCTCCCTTGCGTTAAGTCGAATTTCAACACCACGCTGTTCCCCCCGGAAAGCGGGGGCGCAGCACTCACAGTCAACCAACATTCTCAAGGCGTCCAGCGACCGCTGGATATCTTGTTGCGTTGCTGCGTCGTCGTCCAACGACACAGCTTGCTGCGGCGCAGCGTGGTAGTACCGGAAATACGTGGTTCCTTTCATTCTGTTCTCCTAAAAGTGGCTACGCTTCCCAGCGTTGCCTGTTTGGTTTAGTTAGATTCGAAACGGCTGTCTTCGCCGTCCGAGAACCACTCGACGTATTCACTTACGCCGCCGTCCAGTCTTTCCTTCTCACCGCCGCCGTCCGTGTTACCGAACAACGGCTGCTGGCTATCCTCCTCCAGCCCTGCTTCCTCCAAGCTTACGGAGTTACCAAACTCACGGCTCTGGTAGTTCAGCTTGTCGTCCATCTGTTGCTGAACCAACAGGTTCTCAATCTCGCTTGATCGAAGCTTGGCGAGGAACCACGCTTTGTTGCTCATCACACCTCCTATCTAAACCCACCACCTTTGTTCTGTGGCGTGGAATAACTATAGGTGATATCTGGCTATTAGTCAAGTTATACCCAAACTATCTGGCCTTAACCCCACCGCCCCCCATCCCCCCGCTGCATAGATTGGAGTCCCGCACCGCATAACCCTCTGCGTCTCACCTACAATTCCAAAATTTTCCAAAACTTAACTTGACTAATAGCTTGGAGGTTTGCTAGCAGCCATCTCGCTAGCAACCACCCGCCCCCCTTCTTTTTAAAAAGCCGCTATCAAAAAAATTATATAAAAAAATCCTGCTACACTTGACGAACAACGGCAGTCTTTAAGGATTGCCGCACGGAGAGGTTATGGGACAAAAGTTAGTGAATTGTGTAGTTCCGGACATTGATGAAGATATCCCCCTTCCCGCATCTGCAACGGATGCCCTACCGGAACTAAACCCCCGCGAAGAGTTAGATATGAGGGCACGAACCATAAAGCTGCTCTCGGACATCACTGGTCAACCTATTACCCCACGCGGGGAAGATATGGAGGTTGCACAGGAACTCGCCCGTCAAATGATGCATGACCCTGCACAACGCCCCACTTATGCCAAATATCCAAATGAAGTGATGGCAATGTTGGCGGGTATGGTGGCGCAGTCAAACTGCAAAATTGTGGATGAGTTGTCAGAACTCAAACTCTACGTAGTGAATAAGCTTGTGTATGAAGTCGAACACGCCAAAGACAGCAAGAGCAGGATTAGTGCGCTGTCAAAGTTGGGTGAAGTTGATGGGGTGGATGCGTTTAAGAGGCGCACCGAGATGACAATGAAGCTGCAGAGCATTGAAGAAGTGGAGAAGGAACTGCTCACCACTTTGGACAACATTGAATACTATGTTGTTGGGGAAGAAAAACGAAGCGAGGTAGTTGAAGTAAGTGACTTCCAAGATATACCTTACACCTCCACCCCACCTTGAACCTTACGCCCGAGTCGATCCTCCGACTAAAAAATGCACTGCCCTTGATGCAGGAAAAAGACAAGCGCAGGACGGTGGAGTTGTTGAAAAAGTATGAAGAAGAACTAGTCAAGGAAGTTGGCAAGAAGTCCTTCTTGGATTTCGTGCGCCATGTCTATCCCGGCTATCTGATTGGCCCCCACCATAGGAAGTTGGCCGAGATTTTTGAAGATATTGCCGATGGGAAGAAAAGACGGGTTATTGTCAACATTGCCCCCCGCCACGGCAAGTCAGAATTGATCAGTTATCTTGCTCCAGCATGGTTTTTAGGCCGTTTTCCGCAGAAAAAAGTCATAATGGCCTCACATACAGCGGATTTAGCGGTCAATTTTGGCCGTAGAGTGCGAAATTTGGTCAGTTCGGACAAATATCGGGACATTTTTCCTCAAATTGAACTCCAAGCGGACTCAAAATCGGCTTCTAGGTGGGGTACAAACTTCAACGGGGAGTATTTTGCCATTGGAGTAGGGGGTGCGTTGGCTGGACGGGGTGCAGACCTGTTCATTATTGATGACCCACACTCGGAACAGCTTGCCATGCAGGGGAGACCTGACGTTTTTGAACCTGCGTGGGAGTGGTTTCAGTCAGGCCCGTTGCAACGCTTGATGCCGGGTGGGGCGATCATAGTGGTGATGACCCGATGGAGTAAGTTGGACTTAACGGGCCAGATCATCAACCATATGATCAAGAATGAGGGCACGGACGACTGGGAGATTGTTGAATTTCCGGCGATTTTAAATGATGAACCCCTCTGGCCCGAGTTCTGGTCGTTGGAGGAGATGCTTGCCAAACGCGCCGGGATGGACATTCGTTACTGGCAAGCCCAGTATATGCAAGACCCTACCAGCGAGGAAGGGGCGCTAATCAAGCGTGAGTGGTGGAGAGTATGGGAAAAAGACCTCCCCCCGAAATGCGAATTTATTATTATGGCCTTGGACGCGGCACAAGAGACAAATACCCGAGCCGACTACAACGCGCTGACAACGTGGGGTATATTTTTTAATGAGCCAACGAATAACTTCAACATCATTTTGCTCAACGCCATAAAGGAACGGCTGGAATTTCCGGAGTTGAAAGAGATGGTGATGGAGCAGTATAAGGAATGGAATCCAGACAGCTTCATTATTGAGAAGAAGTCTAATGGTGCAGCACTGTGTCAGGAGATGCGCCGGATGGGAGTACCCCTGTCTGAGTTTACCCCCGGCAAAGGTCAAGACAAGATATCGCGGGTGAACGCCGTTACCGACTTGTTTGCTTCAGGTATAGTCTGGGCACCTGATGTGCGCTGGGCAATGGAGGTGGTTGAAGAGTGTAACGACTTCCCTGCAGGTAGTCACGATGACTTGGTAGATAGTACAACCCTTGCCTTGATGCGTTTCAGGCAGGGCGGTTTTATACGGTTGCCAAGTGACGAGCCAGAGCCGAAGAAGGCGTTTAAGTCGCATAGGAATAGAGGGTACTACTGATGACTACCCAGAAATTCATGGGCAAGAACCAATTGGTGGATCGGCTCACTGCACAGGTGGGGAACCGGGACACGGCCATAAGTATTCTCAGGCAGCGTGGGCAGATGGAGCAGGAGTCAGAGGAACTGACCACCGCTGGCAAGGCGCGGGACAACATGACGGCTGCTGAACGGGCAAAAGACAGGGCTTCCAAGGAATCCCGTAAGCCAGCCAGTCAGTATACCTACAACCCCAAGACAAATACCGCACGACTCAAACGGAAATAATATGGCTACTAACGTAGACAAAGCACTATACCAAGCCCCGCAGGGGCTGGAAGCCATTGCTGATGAGCCAGATATGGAGATAGAGATCGTTGACCCGGAGTCGGTCAAGATCAACGGCATGGAGATTGTCCCAGAGGAAGAAGGCGGGGATTTTGGGTGCAACCTTGCAGATGAGATGGACGAGCGCACGTTGACAACGCTGTCTGGTGATTTGCTGGGAGACTACGATGCGGATATCTCTTCTCGCAAAGACTGGTTGGATACTTACGTCAAGGGTTTGAAACTGCTTGGCCTGAAGTACGAGGAGCGCACGGAGCCGTGGCCCGGTGCTTGTGGGGTGTATCACCCCCTGCTGATGGAGTCTGCAGTCAAGTTCCAGTCAGAAACGATCATGGAGACTTTTCCGGCTACCGGGCCGGTACGCGCACGGATAATTGGCAAGGAGACAGTTGATAAAAAAGACGCGTCGATTCGTGTGCAGGAAGACATGAACTATGAGTTGACTGAGGTGATGCGGGAGTATCGCCCAGAGCATGAACGCCTCCTTATTACCTTGTGTCTGTCGGGTAACGCCTTCAAGAAAATTTACTTTGACCCCGCCCTTGAGCGCCAGACGGCGGTGTTTATCGCACCGGAAGATATCGTGGTGCCCTATGGGGCGATGAACCTTGAGTCTGCCGAGCGGGTTACGCACCGGATGCGTAAGACAGAAAACGAGATGCGCCGGTTGCAGGTGGCTGGGTTCTATCGGGATGTAGACCTTGGTGAGCCGTCCTTGGTGATGGACGATGTGGAGAAACAAAAAGCTAAAGAGCAGGGGTTTAGCGCCACAGCGGATAACCGTTACCAGATTCTAGAGATGCACGTTGAC